CGCTGCTGGCCACCCGGCATCCCAAATCGACGATCTCATGCCTTGGGCATTCAAAACAACGTCAAGCTGAAACCGCGACGACCTGTACGCACCGCTTACATTGATCCGCGCCTTTTCGGCCACCAGTAGGCTTGGCCCGCCCCGACGATAGATGAACCGCAACCGCATACCGCGCCGCTGCTCCCATTCACCCGGTGTCAACCGCGCGCCACCGCGCCCCTTGCCAGCGGCCTCGGTCGGAATCGCCAGATAAAATCCGTTTTTCGATCTAATCAGCACCCCGCGATCATGTGCATTGAGGATTTTCGGCGCGTTTGACCAGACAAATGCCGCCGCATCAATGCTGTCCTTGCCCTTGGGATAGGTCCGGTTTCTGATCGTGCGCTGCAGGCGATGGCCAAGACCAGCCGAGGTGATCTGCTGACGCCACGCCGTTTTTAACTCCGATCCGGCTTCCTTCATCGCCGCCGTGACCGCATGCTCGCCAGCTTTGATCTCGTCCTTGAGCATGCCGATAAGGTCCGGATCAAACTCCATCTTCAGCTTCATGCCAGAACCAGTTCCAACGTCCAGACCAAATGCTCGCGGTCACGTTTCGGCTCGCCCTGAATGGTGAAGGTGTCAGGGCCAATGATGATGGTATCGCCGGATTTCACGCTGATCATTTCAGACACGCGCACATCGACCAGCGTTGTATCCGACAAAATCCGCGCAGTGCCAAAGCTCGTCAACTCATCCGGGGCCTTGCGAATAACCCGCACCGGCAGAGGAACCCCACCTTGCGGCGTCCACGTTGCCTCTGCCGCCATGTTTTGATCCGCAAAGATCGCGTCCATGGCGGCGGCAAAGGCGTTCATCTCACCGGCCTTAGTTCGAACTGAACAACCGCACGCCCAGCGCCGGGCGTTTGTTGACCGGCAGAATTGACGCCTCCGTCAGAAGATCAATGCCGTCGCCGCGCTCACGCACCAGCTGGCGGGCATAAAGCGGTAGGCCGATGGTGTTGGCGGTCTCGATCATGTTGGCGGGGGCGCCGTAGGTGGTGACGGTGTCCATCGTACCCATGGGGAACGCGATGCCTTCGCCCGCAGGAATGGCCCGCTCGACAGTCCCGCCCGACAGGGTGAACACGGCCGGGTATTCCTCAAACAGAATGCCCGCGAAGGGGAAGTTGCGGCGCACATCCTCGCGCAGGGGCTGGGCTCCGGTGGCGCTGTAATACTGATAGGCGGTCTTGGTGGCCGAGTGGCCGATCAGCTTGTCAAAGAACTCGGGGGAGACCAGCGCATGGACCGAGGTCATCGCCTCGCCCTTGAGGTTGGTCTCGAGATCACGAATGACAGTGCGCACCTTTTGCTGCACCTTGGTGCCGGTGGTGCCGAGAAGGAAGTCGATCGAGGTCTGGGTAATGCCAAACTCGGTGAAGTAATTGTACAGTGTTACGCCAGCGCCGTCCTTGGCAATGCCGCGCAGGGCATTCACCTCCATATATTCGCGGGTCTGGGCGTGCTTGTTGCGCATGAGCGTGAGTTTACGCGTCATGATGCCAACCAATGGACCGGCGGTATCCCCAGCCCCAAGGGCGGGCACGCCCTGAATGTCGCCGGGCAGCTGGATCGTCGCCTGCTCGATTTCGCCCATGGAAACACCCGCCAGATCACCGGCGCGCGCCAGCACCTGCATGCTCGCCGTCGTGGTGCGCAGGGATGCCGCCAGTTTCGCCTGTTCATCGATGGTCTGCAAGCTGGAACGCACCATGGCAATGCCCGCCGCCACCGCAGCGGCCGCCATGATACCCGCTGCGATCTTGGCGCGGCGGGCAAAGCGGGCAAGGCGTGCATTGGCGATTTCGGCCTCTTTCGAGACTTTGCCAATCCCGCGCTTGCCAGCATTCCCGATGCCCTCGAACTCGGCTTTGACCTTGTCACCACCGACCGCCGCGAGGCGAACGGATACGCGTTTTTCAGCCATCACCCATTTCCCTTTGTTCGTTCAATGCCCGCACCATTACCGCCTCGATCGCGGGCAGGATTTCCGCGACCGGCGCGGGATTGATCCCGAGCGCCGCCGCCATGCTCAGCGCCGCGCCGAAATCCCAGCCCGCAATCGTGCCGGATGGCGAAAGGCGCAGTTGCCCGCCAAGGCGACCGACCAGATCCCATATCTGTATGCCCTCAAAAGTTTGTGGCCGGTTCAGGATTTGCGGGCAGGTTTCGCAGGTGCCGATACAGGCGTCGCAATATCCGTCGCCCCCGCCGAAGACCCACTCGGCAAGGGCGACGAGACGTTTTTTTCCTGATCCAGCAATAGCCCGCCCGCCACATATTCGGTCTGGAATGCCTCGAACAGCGGCCAGACGTCCAGCAGAGCGTCGATCCCGTCGGGGCTGACATCCACCGGAGTGCCGTCCTCATCGCCCACGCCTTCCCAATCCGTGATGGCCAGTCGGCCCAGCGCCTTGGCGAATACCAGTGCGCTTTGCTCGTCGGTTGCATCCTCGGGCAGTTCGGCAATGGTTTGATCGTTTCGGGCTGCCACCATCAGTGCCGTGGTCAGGGGCAACAGGCGGACACGCACGCCGTGGCCAAGGTCAAGCCACGCGGGTTCATTGGACAGGTTCAGTTTCAGCATATCAGTAACTCGCAATCTGGTTTTTGAGGACCACCGTGCACATTTGCCCGGCGGCGGAATTATAGGCGGCCTGCCAGTCAAAGCTGGCCTGAATGCCCTGCGGCCCCTGCACCTCGATACGCGGGCGGGGAAGATAGACCTCGTGCGCGGTGATGCTCAGGCTGACATTTGCCGAAATGCTGTAGGCAAACTCCAGGCTGGCAGACGTGCCGTTCAGCGCCTGATCCATCAGGGTGGCATCGGCAAAGCGCACATCGATCTTGCCAGTGAGTGCGGCATTGGAGGGGTCCGCCCCGTCAATCCGCCCGTCGGCGCGGATGGTCTCGATCCGGTCAAGATTGTTGGCATACTGGATGTCGGCCGTGACGATGTTGCCCAGCGCCGTGCCACCGCGTTTGATCGAACCGTTGAAATGCCCGAAGCGTTGCAGGGTCCACGTGGTCTGGGTGCCTGCGGCGGTGGTTGTCGCTACGTTTTCCCCCTGGGCGATCAGCTTTGCAGTGGCAGTCAGCAGGCCCGAGCGCTGCATTTGCCAGGAAAGCTGATCGAGTACGCAGCCGGAATACATCGCATAACGCGGTACCTCCGGCATCGCGACCTCGATGGCCATGCTCGGCAGGGTCCAGCCACCGGATTTAAAGGTATGGGTTTTGTTGGTGGTGCCGGTGGTGACGGGTGCGCCGAACGCCGCCTTGAGCCAGAAGCCGAAGGCCTCGGCATCAATTGGCACCACCACATCACCATCCGCCGTCACCGCATCCTTGATCGGGGCCAGCGGGTCGCGGCCATAGCCCAGCAATTCCGAGGTCAGCAGAGGCTGCTCCGCCCCCAGTGATGCGCTGGCAAACGGCATCCGGAAATATCCGCTTGCCGGTGCCGTGCCATAAGTTGTCTCGAACGCAGCCGCGAGTTGCGACCGCGCGCCTTGTGCGCGTGCCATAGTGTTTTCCTTGTTCTGGTGGGGCGATCAAGCGAGCGGATCGGTCGTGGAGTAGGTCAGAATGACCGGAATGATTGCCGCCTTGAGGGCCGCAGCGCCTTCCACCGGCATGTCGACCGGTTGCGGGGCCTGCGCTTCCACCCAGTCACAAAGCCCGCCCAATGTCCGGTCGGCAGCAAGGGCAGAGCCGATGGCTTGCAGCAAGGTGTCGAAGATGGTCGCTCGCGTGGCAGGTGTTTTGCCCTGAACAATCACTTCGACCTCGGCGCGGTGCTCATAGTGGTATTGCAGCGGTGACAGGGTGACTTCCGGCGTGCCGGGGTCCCCTTCGCGAAGGATCACGAGGCCGCCAGCGGGAATGCGCTCGGGCAATACCTCTTCGCGCAGCGCGGTTGCTGCGGGCATGGTTTGCAGGGCCGCAAGCAGGGCTTGCAGGATGGTTTCGCGTGGTGTGGGCATGGATTTATCAACCAGATATAGTTACAGTTATTTCACTTAATTCCGTTATTACACTTGTTATTGCGCGATTCATGTGCATATAGACAGGTAACAAACGGGAGAATTCAGATGGGAAATGCCGCCGAAAAACTTGAACATGACAGCCTTATGGACCGGCTTCCGACAGCCGAGGAAATCGACAGTGCCGCCCATGCCGCCACCGCCATTGCTGTGGCGATGGAACTGGATGGCGGCCTCAAGGTTTCCGGCGAAAACGGTGATCCGGTCAAGATTGCCCCTGCCGTTGGCGAACTTATTATTGAATTGCTCGGGCATGTCAGCAACGGCAATATGGTGACGCTGGTTCCGGTTGGCACCATGCTGACCACCCAGCAGGCCGCGGATATGCTGAATGTTTCGCGCCCCTATCTGACCGGCCTTCTGAAAAAAGGCGAGATCGCCTTTGAGGAAGTCGGAAAGCACCGGCGTGTCCCCCTGAAAGCCCTGATGGAATACAAGGAAAACAAGGCGCGCCGTCAGGAAGAAACCCTGCGTGAGCTTTCCCGACTTGGTCAGGAATATGATCGGGCATGAGTTTTGTTGCCAATCCGTTTGTCGTCATTCTTGATGCCAATGTCCTCTATCCGTTCAGAACGCGCGATGTGCTGTTCAGCTTTGCGCAGGCCGGTTTGTTCAGGGCGCGCTTCACCGATGAAATCCTTGATGAATGGACCCGCAACCTGATCCGGAACAAGCCGCAGCTGGAGGACAGCGTTCGCCAACAAGAGGCCGCTATCCGTGCAGCCTTCGATGAATGCCTTGTCACCGGATATGCACCCCTCATCCCGGGGCTGACCCTTCCGGACGAAGATGACCGGCATGTTCTGGCGGCGGCGATCAAGTGCTCTGCCCAGATTATCGTGACGGAAAACCACAAGGATTTTCCACCGGACACACTCGAGGAATACGGGGCCGAGACCCTCGGGGCCGATGATTTTCTGGCCAACACCTATGATCTGTTTCCCAACAGCGGTGTGCGGGTGCTGAAACAGGTGCGGGAGCACTATGATAAACCACCATTCACCCGGTCCGAATTCCTGATGGACCTGATCAAGAACGGCCTGCCGAAACTGGCGGCGTTGGCGCGGGCAGATATCGAGTATCTGTAAGGTCGGGCTGTTTCGTTTCGACACATGATTTCTGTTACAAAACCTCGGACAGGACTCGTTTCTATCCGAGGTTTTGTAACATGTGCGAAACCATTCACCCCTCCACCCACTTCTCCACAATCAACCGTGGTACAGATCCCGCCACCCTCGCAGCATCTCGCGCCAGATCAAGCCGCTTGCGCAACTTCACCTGCGGCACCAGCAGAAATATCGGTGCGCTGACCTGCCCATGCCCTGTCTTTGACCGCGACGCCACCGCCGCGCCGCGCGTGTTGATCCGCGCTTTTTCGGCCACCAGCAGGCTTGGTCCGTTGCGGCGATAGATGAACCGCAACCGCATGCCACGCCGTCGCTCCCATTCCGCGGGTGTCATCCGCGCCCCGCGACGGCCTTTTCCGGCGGCTTCGGTCGGGATGGCCAGCCAGAAGCCGGATTTCGAGCGGATAAGCGCGCCGCGATCATGGGCGTTGAGGATTTCCGGCGCGTTGCTCCAGACCAGAGCAGCGGCGTTGACCGATGGCCCCGCGGCGCAGCAGGGCGCGGCTGGCGGTGTCGGCCCAGTTGACGCGCCAGATCTCCACCGTGGCGTTGTCCCATCGCCCATCGAGAATGTCGGTCTCGGTGATCGTCGTGGAGGTCAGCACACCCTCGGCCTCCTGCGCATCGACCGACAGATCGGAACCGGAGCGGATTTCCGAGGCGGTGAAACCGGATTCCGGCTCGAATGTGGTGCCGTCAAACGTCAACGGCTGATCGTGGTCGGTGAACCCGAACACCGCCCCGTCGTTGCGGGTCAGCCGCCAGCACCAGGCGAGCGTGGTCGTGCCACTATCGAGATGGGATTGCAGGGATTGAGGGAAAGATTTCATCGCCGGACCTCGATCAGGGGAATGGATGTGATGGAGCCGAGGCGCTCGATATCGTGGGTGACGTCGAGCTGGTCGGTGTCGAAACGCACCGGAACATCGAATTCGAAACCCGACGAGACAATGACGCCGCTGGCCGGAGCGGTGGTGAAGGTGATCTGGCCGGTAGTGGTATCCACCGACCAGCCGGAGGCTTGCGCGATCCCGTCCAACGCCACCATGACCGTTCCGGCCACCGGCTTGGTGATGGTCCGGATCCAGCTTTGCCCGCCGGAGGTATAGGCTTTTACCAGTTGAAACGCGCTCGCGGTGCCATCGCCCGTGCCAGTCGCCTGATCGGTTGCGGCAGGCATGCCCGACGGCAGACAGGATTTGTAATCGCCCCAATCCTTCCAGCGAAACCCGTAGAGCCGTCCGCCTCTCGCCTCGAAGAATGCCACTACGGCGGCCAGATCATCGGCGCGGCGGATGCCATAGGCATAGACCCGACAATCCAGCGCCTCGTTACGTTCGCGGATCTGCTGCCATTCCAGCTTTTGAAACCCCTGACGGGTTTTGCTCGCCATCAGATGTTCGGCCGTCAGTTGCCGGAACCACTCGGCGGGCGTGCCCTTGGGGGTGTGGACATATCCGGCGGGCCATTCCCCGCCTTCCGCCAGATCATCATCCGTGGGCGGGGTCAGGCGCAGCAGGCGGTAGAGCTCGGATTTGAACACCGCGCCCGCGACCTTCCAGAGCTGCACGCCGCGTTTCAATTTACGCCCGCCCTCGGTGGTTTCCACATAGGTCGGCCCGTCCACCGGTGTGGAACGATCAAACCCGCCAACCCCCTTGATGGCAATCACCTGACCACGTCCGGCCGCGCGCACCCAGGCGTAAACCATGGCGGTGGTCACGCCATCGCCGGTATCGACTGCCATGCGCGCCAGTGCCATGCGGGCACCATCCACATGCGGCCATGTGGCGGCGAGGAATTCCGACAATTGCGCCCAGACGTCCGGACTGGCCGTATCCCCGTCAATCACCACATGCTCGATCAGCCAGGATTGCAGGTTTCGCCCCCAGCCCCAGATATCGATCTCGATCCGGTCACGCTGCACATCCGCACCGGCCGTCAGCACCAGCACGCCCGCAGGCACACGGCCGAGCTGGTAATCCTCGCGCCGCTCGTAAAGCCGCTGCCAGTCAGGTGCTTCACCGCGTTCCTGCCATGTCTCGCCCAGCACCGTGTTTTTGAGGGTTTTCAGGGCGGCATCATTGCCCGCCGCTTCCTCCCAGCTGCGGGCAATCTCCGTCCAGCCAAGCCAGCCCAACGGCGAATACAGCCCGTTGATGTGATAGCCGACAACACCGGCCGCCTCGGCCACCGCGCGTGTGGCATCATCGGCCGTGGGCCTCCAGCAAGCCCCGTTCGCCTCGTCCATCATCTGCGTTTTGAACCGCTCCTCGATCGGCTCCTCGCAATGCTCGCAGATATAGCGCGTGGTTTCGGGCCGTCCCTTTGCCCAGCGCAGCCGCTCGAACTGCAGCCACTGTAGGCCGCCGCAGTGGGGACAGGGCACAAAATACCGTCGCTGGTCGGACAATTCATACTCCCGCTCGATCCGGCTCACGCCCTTGATGGTCGGGGTCGAGGTCAGAAACACTTTTGATCGGTGCCCGAAGCTGATGGTGCGCGCCTCGGCCAGCGCGATTGGATCGCCTTCGCCGTCAATATCACCCGGATAGGCATCGACCTCGTCCAGAAATATCCAGCGCGCCGGCATCGAGCGCAGGCCCACCGCCGAGTTCGCGCCTGTCAAAATCAGCTGCCCGCCGGGAAAGCGTTTTGCCAGAATGGTATTGCCGGAATCGCGCGAGCGCGACGGCATGATCAATTCGCGCAACTCGGGGCTTTCCTCGACCAGCGGGTTGATCCGCTGCTGGCTCAACCGCTTGGCCAGATCGACCGTCGGCTGCACAGCCAGAAACGGACCCGGTGCGCGGTGGATGCAATAGCCGATCCAGTTGTTGCCCGCCTCGGTCGCGCCGACCTGGGCGGATTTCATGAACACAACGCGCCGCGCGGGGTGGCTTGGCGACAGCGCATCCATGATCTCGCGCATGAACGGGGTGCGGGAGGTGCGGTAGGGACCTGCCTCCGATGCCGAGCGCGATGACAGTATCCGGTGGCGGTCCGACCACTCGGAAACCGTCAGTAGCGGGTCCGGTGCAAGGCCCGCTTTCCAGGCGCGCAGGATTTCGTCCGAGCCTTCAAAATCACCTGAGCGCAATCTCTATCTCCGCCATATCGGCGAGGTGCCGGCGCAGGTATTTGTCCAGCACCTGTTCGGTCAGATGCGTATCCACACCCAGCTCGGCCGCCATATTGGCCGCCACGCGCGAGGGCCAGTTCAGCCAGGCATCGCGCTCGCGCCGCGCCAGATCAAACACCATGGTGGTGGCGCTGGCCTTATCGACCAGCTCGCCCTTCATCTTTTGCAACCGCACCTTGGCCGTTTGCGCCTTCAGCACCTCGTTGGCCATGCGGGCGCGCATGAAAGACACCTCGCCACCGGCTTCCGGCATGGCACCGGCATCGCGCAGGGTATCGTCGACGGCGCGCAGGGCGGATTTGGGCACGGGTTTTGTTGCCGCGCTCTCGGCATTCCGGCCCCGCTGCATCGCCGGATCGGTCTGCGCTGCCCACTGCCTGTCGGCCTTCACCGGATCGATAGTGCCGTCTGCCTCCACCGTAATCCGCCCCGCCGCAATGGCCTTGCGCACCGCCTTTTCACTGACCCCGCGACGGGTGGCGTATTTCCTGCGCGAAAGGCCCATTTCCGGCATGTTTCCTGTGTTCGATTGTAATCATGTGGCTGCACATAAAGCACTGAAATTACGTCGATTATCGTTGATTAGATGCGCGTAAGGAGCGAATCCGATTACACCAAAAAGGAGCCTGACCATGACAACCAAAACCAACCAAACCGCCCCCGCCGACCTGTTGGCCGGCATTGCCGAAAAGTACCTCTTCATCGAGACGCTGGAAGAGCGCAAAAGCGACAGCCTCGACTTCCACGAGGTTTCGGTCTGGGGCGTCAAAGCCGCGCTTGAAGCCGCCTACGCCGCAGGGCTGGCCGCCGCACAGGAGGCAAAATGATGACTCGCAGAAACGACAAGGCTCTGGCCGCCTTCCTTACCCGCAAGGCCGAGATCGACACCATGCTCGCCCGCCTTCAGGCCCTCAGCGATGAGCATTTCGAAGCCACCCCCGACGAGATTCACTGGGGCCATGTGGGCGATCTGGCCGACATTTCAAAGAACCTGCGCGAGATTTGTGACCGCGCTTTTCAGGAAGGCGAATACGCCGAGTGATGATCTGCGAGCGGACATTGAACCCCGCCGCCTCGAGGCTCTCGGCCACAGTGGCCGCATGTAAAGCCCCGTGCCAGACATAGGCAACGTCGCCCGGGAACAAATCCCATGCCTCGCGCCAATCCGCACGATCATCATTCAGAACCTTGCCGGTGCGTTTGGTGGCCGAACCACCGGTCTGGTTGCGCCAGCCAGGATCGTATTCCACCCCGTAAGGCGGATCGGTGACCATCAACAGCGGTTTTACGTTGCCCAGCACCCGCTCGACATCGGTGGCCACCGTCGCATCCCCGCAAAGCAGTCGGTGGTTGCCCAGCAGCCAGAGATCGCCCGGTCGGCTGACTGGATCCTCGGGTGGTTCGGGAATGTCATCCTCACCCTCGGCTTCGCCCAGCGCCAGATCCGGATTGCCCAGCAGGTTTTCCAGTTCCTCGTCCGAAAACCCCGTCAGGTCCAGATCGAAATCCAGATCATCCAGCGCGGCCAGTTCCACGCGCAGCAATTCCTCGTCCCAGCCGGCGTTTTCCGCCAGCTTGTTGTCGGCGATCACCAGCGCGCGGCGCTGTGCCTCGTCCAGATGCTCCAGCACAATCACCGGAACCTTGTCGATCCCGAGCTTTTGCGCAGCCAGCAGGCGACCATGGCCCGCGATGATGATATTGTCGGCACCGGTCAGGATCGGGTTGGTGAAGCCGAATTCGGTGATCGAGGCTGCGATCTGGGTAATCTGCTGCTCCGAATGCGTCCGCGCATTCGCGGCATAGGGCACGAGCTGCGCCACCGGCGTCATTTTGATCTTCAGGGGCATTTGCGAATTCCTGTGCCTGGACCGCACCCGAAAAAAAAGGCCCGACATTTGTCAGGCCGAGGGATGAGGCAGGGTATGTTCAAAGGGTGCGGACCCGCGGACCCAAAGTGCGGACCCGAAAAAATCCTTTGTCGCTAGAGACCTATCGCGCCAAGCCCCCCCGCATACACACAGGCCCAAGGAGGACCCAAGGCAGGGGGGCGGTTGGCAGGTCTCTGCGAGCGTAGGGGTTTTATGGCATGGAACGGCCGGAAATGTCGCGCCAGAAGTTCGGCGGGTTTGTAAACGGTGCGAGCGCCCCGTCCATTTCCAGCCTTTTACCCCTCGCAAGATGCTGATCTGATTTGCCGAGATCGGTAATTTGGAGGGTAGCTACAA